TAGCCACATGGTGTTTGACGACGTGGTTACTCCGGAGAACGCCTACACTGAGACTGGTCGCAAGGACGTACAACGGGCAGTATCCCAGTGCTCCTCGGTGCTTAACCCTGGCGGGTATATCAAGGCAGTGGGCACCCGGTACCACCCGGCTGACCTATACTCTGGTATGTTTGATGCAGAGGTCAAGCTGTTTGACGACGAGGGCAATCCTACCGGGGTAGCTCCTTTGTGGGACATCCTTGAGGCTAAGGTAGAGAACAGCCCTGACCAAAGTATGACGGGCACGTTCCTCTGGCCCCGCACGTTCAACACAGCTGACAGAAAGTGGTACGGCTTTAACACGCAGGCCCTGGCTGAGATTCGTGCCAAGTACGAATCCAACAATGAGTCCGAGCAGTTCTATGCTCAGTACTACAATGATCCCAACGACCCGGAGAGTAACCGACTAACCCACAGCGACTTCCGGTACTACAACGCCACTCACCTCAGAGAAGAGGCTGATGGTTGGTACTTGAGGGACCCGAGGACAGAGCTGCTGACCAAGCTCCGCATTGGGGCTGGTATGGACGTTGCCGGTACTGGCTGGTCCGAGAAGGGTGGCAAGGCTGCTGACTACACAGCCATTGCTGTTATTGGTGTGGACCAGGAAGGTCTGGTGTATGTACTAGCCCTGAACCAGTTCAAGACCTCTGACTACGAAGAGTACTATAGACAAGTCCTTGACCTACATCTATACTGGGGGTTCAAGGAAATCATAGTAGAGACTAACTCAGTAGGTAAGCAGGTAAAGAATGCAATCGAAAACAAAGCCATGGAAGAAGGCCTTCGTCTCAGGGTTACTGGCCTTAACCGTACTTGGAGGGATGGCAGCAAGCAAGAACGACACGCAGCCACTCTCGAGCCCAGGTACAAGCAAGGAAAGATTCTACACTTCAAGGGAGGGCTTACCCCGGAGTTGGAAGAGCAGGTGCTCCTGGCTCGCCCTAGACACGACGACCTAGAGGACGCGTTGTGCATTGCTGTAGAGAACACGGGCCAGGCTCCCAAGGGCTTGAGCTACACACAGAAAGACGGGAAGCCTAGAGCTATCCAAGCTCACCCCAGATTTGGTGGACGTAGGAGAAGATAATGTCAGGAGCTGGCTCACTAGACATCCAGCACATTTTGCATGACACTGACCAAGAGGCCAGTATCATTGCTACTAAGTACGACGAGTGGATTGACTACCGGCGTGCTCGGGAGGCTATCTGGGAAGAGGTGCGTAACAACGTACATGCCACGGATACACGGCAACTGAACCCAGGACACTCCCCCTTTGACAATACGACCCACATTCCAAAGATCACCCAGATTGCGGATAACCTAGAGGCTAACTACGAGCCTGCTCTGTTTCCTCATAATGAGTGGTTCCGGTATGAGGCACTAGACGAGGAGTCGGCCAACGCGGAGACTCGCACCAAGGTTGAGGCGTATCTACGAACTAAGCACCGTCTGTCCAACTTCTACATGGAAATCAAGAAGTGTAGGAAGGATTGGATTTACACGGGCAACGCCTTTGCTAAGGTAGAGTACGTCATGCGTACTAGGACCAACCCCCAGACAGGGGAGGAGGAGCCAACCTACGTAGGCCCAGAGCTTACAGCTATCAGTCCGTATGACCTGGTGATGAACCCGCTGGCCAAATCGTTTGAGGAATCTCCCAAGATTATCCGTACTCTGTACACTCTTGGTGAGCTGCATCGCTTGGCTGAAGAGCTGCCAGAGGAGTGGCCTAAAGAGATTCTTACTAAGGTGAAGGACTACCGGACTGCCTATGCGCAGGCCCGGCAGGCCGACAGACGTAAGTTCTCAGCAGTTAAGTTCGACGGCTTCGGTCCGGCAAGTGCCTACCTGCAGTCTGGCTTTGTGGAAGTCCTTGAGTTCTACGGGGATATGTACCTCGAAGCAGAAGAGACGTTCCTGAAGAACCACAAGATCGTGGTAGTAGATCGCAAGTGGGTAGTTTCTAAAGGTCCGGTTGACAGCTACAACGGCAGACCGTATATCTTCCACTGCCCGTGGAGAGTGCAGCCCAACAACCTATGGGGCCAGGGCCCTCTTGAGCAGCTGCTTGGTATGCAGCACCGACTCAACCACCTGGAGAACTCTAAGGCTGACGCTTTCGATCAGCAGATTGATCCTGACCTCGTGTTCCGAGGGATGATCGACACGCTGGACGAGGATGGTAGGACCATCTACATCAGTGAGGATGCCAATGGTAACGTAGAGAGACTGTCTGCAGACCCATCTATCCTGAACGCTAACTTCGAGATTGACCGATTGATGCGTATGATGGAGGAGTTGGCGGGTGCTCCTAGTGAGACCATGGGCATTCGGAGTGCTGGTGAAAAGACCGCCTTCGAGGTTGGTCAGCTGTTTGAACGAGCAGGTCGTGTGTTCCAGAACAAGATCAATTACTTCGAGAGAGTGTTCCTGGAGCCGATCTTGAATGCAGAGATTGCCCTCGCCCGCACATACTTGCCCTCTGTAGACGTGGCCCAGACCATGGACCCAGAGACAGGGGTAATTGACTTCCTGGAGATTACTCCGGAGGACCTGAGCTCTAACGGAAAGCTGGTGCCCATTGGCGCACGTCACTTTGCCCGACAGGCCCAGCTGATTCAGAATATCCAGGGTGTGTTCAGTGGTCTGCTCCAAGACCCCGGCATTCGTATGCACGTATCCGGCAAGCGTATGGCTGAGGTGGTGATCAACGACATCTTGAACTACAGCAACCTGGGACTGTACCAGCCTTACGTGCAGATTCAGGAAGAGGCAGAGGCCAGCAAGTGGTCCAACGCAGCACAGACAGACGTCGAGACTCAACAGATGCGACAGGCAGGCTTAGATGGCTCACAGCAATTCCCTGGTCAATAAGGTACTCGGAGAAGACGCCGAGAGGTTTTACAAAGAGGAAGACAGGAACAAGTGGTATAGGGAGGCACTATCAAAAATCTTGGACCATGAAATAAAAAGGCTTGCAACCGAAGAAGAAAACATGTATACTGACCGTATGACCAGTGAAATTATGTCCAGTATCTCTACCCGTAAGGCGTATAGATTGCTGTCTGGCTTACTTCGCACTGGCACTCTTTTCAATCGAGGAGACGACGCCTAATGACCCAGGCTTCCTTTAGCGAATCAACCACAGACAAAGGCCAACAGACCCCTGGCCAATTTGACGACCCGAGTAAGCAGGGTGACAGCCCTACTGATCCCGGAACGTCAACACTCTCGGAAGAGCAGCTCCAGGAAATTCTGAAGAGAGATGAGCACGCCCAGAAGCACATCCAAACTTTGGAGCAAGAGGCTAAAGAGCGAGCTCAGAAGATTCAGGAACTGGAAGAACGTTACCAACAATTAGAGGCTGACTTGGAGAAACGAGAATCTTTTGAGAGTGCTCTGGAAAAACTCCAGAACCAACAACAGACTCCCCCTACTGCAGCTGACCAGACTACAGTAGACCCGGATGATGTTACTGAGCGGGTACTGTCTCGCATCCAACAGAAGGAACAAGAACGAATCCAGGCAGAGAACAAATCCAAAGCAATCGCCGCCGCGCAAGAACGGTACGGTGAGAAGTTCTTGGAGGCTGTCTCCAGCCGGGCTGAGTCTCTTGGCATGACCCTTCAGGATGTAGATCAGCTGGCCGCCACAAAGCCTCAAGTGTTCAACGAGCTGTTCGTCGGCAAAGCCGGCAAGCCCCCGGTCAAACAGCCTGGGGTATCTGGACAGACTGTCGTTGAAAGCAAAGACAATGGCCTTGAAGCTCAACGAGAGCTGTATCGGTCCAACAAAAAAGAGTTCTTCGGTAAAGCAAACTTCGACTTTCACCGAGAACAACTTCGCTCTAAGGAGTAACACATGTCCGGTATGAATACTATTTGGGGTGCCGACCACCTCGAACGGTCCCAAATCTGGTCCAACATGCTGAAGATCGCCCTTGAGGACGAGCTGGAGGCACAAGGTTGGGTCAATTGGCTGACCGAGTTCCCTGATGGTGCTCAGTTTAACATCAGCTCCATCGGTGAGTTCCAGGTGGATCAGGCTGAGGAAGGTGTACCCCTGCCTTCTCGTCGTCCTGATACTGGCCAGTTCAACTTCCGTATCAACCAGTCAGTAGGTAACAAGGCTTACTACACTGACGAGTTTATGGAAGATGACTTCCTGGCTCCACAGGTCGTGAACAGCACTCCCAAGAAAATGAAACGTGCTCTTGACGAGTACGTCGAAACTGAAATCTTGAAGCTGCACGCTAAGCAGACCCTTGCAGACTCTAACGCCATCAATGGCTATGCACACCGCCTGGCTGGTGGTGGTACCGCTGGTGCCATGGAGCTGAAAGACTACGCTTACGCTAAGCTGGCTCTCAAGAAGGCAAACGTTCCGCAATCCAACCTGATTGGTATTGTTGACCCGTCCGAGGCGTATCGTCTGGAGACCTTGTCTACTCTGGTCTCTGTGGCTGATAACCCGCGCTGGGAAGGCATCATCGCTGAGGGCATGGACAGCGGTATGCGGTTCATCAAGAACGTGTACGGCATTGACATCTACGAGTCTAACTACCTCGACGTAGTTGACGAGACGGTCGATAACCGTGAAGGCACCTCCACTTCTGTTACCAGTGGTGTTGCCAACATGTTCTTCTCCGCAGCTGACAAAGAGATCACTCCGTTCATGGGCGCATGGCGTCGTATGCCGACCATCGAGTCTTGGCGCGACAACCACGAGCGTACCGAGTACTACCAGCTGACCGCTCGCTTCGGTCTCGACCTGTACCGTCCGGAGAACCTCATTACTGTTCTGTCCCCGGTAGCTATCTAAGGAGATATTGACAATGCCTAGTCGTAACAGTGTATGGCTGAATGCTGACGGCCTCAAGGTAGGCTTCGGCACTCGTCACACGGACAACACGCAGGCGGGCCCTTACAAAACTGAGGGCCTGTTCAAGCAGATCGTGACTGGGAAACAGAACAGTAATGAGGTTCT